GGGTGATTGGGGCAGGGTCAGCGCGATCGCGTTGTGGGTGATTGGGGCAGGGTCGGTCAATGACATGAGCATTGCTCCTGTTCTTCGGCAACAAATTGCCGATTGTTTTGGTTGACGCTAGTGCTTACGCACAAGCTAGGCTCCCTTGGAAAGTCCAAGGGCTCCAGCAATGGCAACCTGGAGGGGAGACAAACCCTCCCAGGTGACACCAAAACCAAAGGGGTTAGCTTGCCTTCTTTTCTTCGTTACTGATGTAACGACGAGAGAAGGTACGTCAAACGGCGGCTTAATATCCGTCGTTGGAACGTAAGTATAGGTATGTTTAATCATGGATGTTTCCATGATGTACCCATACTTCATAACCAGACCGAACTGGACACGATCCGAGATATTCGATAGAACATCTTGGGCGTTCGTGAACCAGTCAATGGCCCAGCTCCAGGGAGTGAGTTCCCAGAGTGTTTCTGGGGTCAAATTGGTGCCGAGAAGTTTCTCGGCTTCCAGAGCGTTCCTTGCCATTTTCGACCGGGAGTCATATCCGGTCGGAAGGTGGTAAGTAAAAGCTCCGGAAAACCAACGTGACCGCTCCGTCTCCACGGTGCGATACACAGTCCCGCGGCCTAGGACATCAGCCATCCACGTTGAAGACCCCGCAGTCCATGGGGGTACATTCGTTGCGTGGATGTTTGAGTCCGTTGACCGCACTGTATCGAAATAGTATTGACGTCTGACCTGCTTACCCGAGTCACGCTCAAACTGTCTAAGGACAGTGTTTGCGTGTTTAATGGCCTCAGAATGTTTTCTGAGATCACTAACAAGGGGAAGCCACCCGAACGTAACGTTCAGGAATTCGTCACCTACGGAACGTAGGAAACGAAGGTCGCCTTCAAGGGATCGAAGAATCGGGAGCGCCGGAAGGCGGTCCTTCATCAATTCACCCATGAAGGTAGCGACGTTTGCTATTGAGTTAGTGGGCTTACATAGGGCGACAGCCGTAGAACCAAACGAATCAAGGACAGTATTACTACTGGCATTGAAATCGGGAGGTAGAACAGCTGTCGGATTAACCGACAGAACAGGACCTGTATAGGTCCTGGTGTCGTATGGCCACGGTCCATACGTCTTAGAAAAGCTCTGTTGCAAACTTGTGTTTGCACCAAAGTCAGTTCTTTGAGTATAGAACGGGCCACCTATGTCACCATCAGGTCGATTATTCTTCCTGAATGGATGCCCTTCGGACTCAGTATACTGAGTCCCTGCAGGGGAAGGCGGGTCGTAGTCCCAATATACCTCATCAACGGTTTGTCCGTTTTGATACAAACGGTGACCAGTTGATTTGGAGTGGCCGAGAGGCCACACAATGGAACGACTTCTCGTCTTCATGCAGGATACAGAGCTCCTTTGGAAATGAACTTACTCATTAGAGTAAGGGTGTCAATGCACTGCGTCGGCGCACACCTCTCGGTGTG